TGTAATCTTTGTACAACACCTGGAGTTACAATCATATTGATATCAAATTCATCAGCGTTAGATAATGCGTTAATTGCTTTCATATATGCAACCGAACCACTTGATGTAGAATTTGTTAAGTTGAAACCTTGTGAGTTTCCAGTTGTAATATCACTACCTAAATTAGATACAGTTGCAGGATTCATACCATCAAATCCTTCTTGAAATGCTACAACGAATTGTGCTAAAGAAGAACCTACTGATAATGTACCACCATTTGCTGCGTCCAATCCAAATACTGAATTAGAACCTACACCTGCTCCTGTTGGAATTGCTTTTAAGTAGATTGAATTATCCGTATTAAAATCTAAATCGATACCACCATTTTGTGTTGCTGATGCAGTTACAAATGTTACAGCTGGAACTAATGCTCCAATTGCTGCAGATGCAGAGATTGGTAAAGTGTAAGCCGAATGTCCAAATGGAACCGATTGTACCGGTGCATTATAATTTAAATTTGCAATTCTAACATATTTAGAATTATTTACCCAATCACCAGTTTCAGTTATTTTACCCAAAGAATCAATACTTCTTTTTCTATCACCGATTACTCTACTAATAAAGTTTGGAGAATTTGGGTCTAAGTTTATATTTGAATAAGTTTCTAATACAATTTTTTTCTTTTCAGTATCTGCAAAGTCTCTTACTACAATTGTGAATGTACCATAATCTGTTCCGTTTACTGAACCAGCTGCTTTAATATTTGAAATACCTATTTTTACTTTTGTATTTGCAGAATTACCAACACCTAATGTTTCCAATTGGAATAAATCAAATCTGTCACCACTAATAGTTTGAGATTTAATCATTGGAGTTAATGCTTCTTGTGCATCATCTGTAAAATCCTGTGAGTTTAATACAGTTACCGAAGATGAACAACTTGCATCAAATGTTATAGATGAGTTTTTAAAAAACCCATAAACATATGCGGTTTTTGAACCTAATGCCGATGTTCCAAATACTGCTTCAATATCGTTTGTATCAGACGGGTCTAAAGATGCCGATAATGATAAACTACCACTATTTGTTAATAATTTAAAATCACCTGCTCCGGTTTGAGAACCACTAACTTGTGCTCCGAATAAACCTGCATTTGAGTTTGTAGATGTATTGAACAAAATACCCAATGATGCGGATACTGAACCAGAAGTTGCTGTCAATAATAAAGGAGCTGTTTCGGTATATCCACCAACACCTGCTACTCTACAAATTGTTGCAGTTCCTGCTTCTCTTAAATAATTTTGTACTGCTAACGGAGTATAATATTTTCCATCAGCTGCTCCAAATAATTCAGCAAACTCAGCTTGTGAATTTACAATTGTTGGAACTACTGGACCTTCGTTGAACGGGCCTATGAATGCTGCTCCGATGTCAGCTACACCTTGTTGTAAAAATGAAAGGTCGTTTTCTCTTGTAAATACGCCTGGTGATACTATCTTTTCTGCCATTTTATATGCTTTAATTTAAATTTATTAGTTCTCAATATAAATATAAAATTTTCAATCAAAACAACAATTCTTATTTGTATGTTGGAGAGAAAAAATCGTATACTTGTCCTACTGTTGCCGCTGATTGTAATGTGTTATAGAATAATACAGGTCCAATTTGTCCGTTCCAGAATGTTGTTCTTGCACTATTACTACCAATTGTTAAAAAGTTTGTAGATGAAGGTGCCGTAAATGCTGCTGCGGTAAATGTTCCTACCGATGTTTTATCTACATAAACTGTTACAGTTCCTGATGGTTGGAATGTTGCTGAAATCATATACCAAACGTTTGCTGATAATGATGTTGTTAATTGTGCACTATTTCCTAATGTACTACCATAGAATTTTACTCTATTTAAAGTAGAACTATCACTTGATTCAATTGCTAAACCATAAAAACCCGCGTAGTCAAAAATGTGTCTTGATGCTACACCCAATGTTGTAGTTGGTCTAATCCACATATGAATTGTACCGGTATTAGTATTGAATTGAGAAATACCACCATTAATATTTGTTGTAGTATCTTTATAGAAAAATTGGTTTGTACCATTTACTGCAAAATATTCATCTTTTTTAGTTGCACCATTGTTATATGATGGGTTACCACCAGTAATACCTGCTGCGTTTGAAACACCTGCAGGTCTCACACCTGTATTATATCCTGAAAGGTCTAAGAAGTCCGTTGTTGGTGTACCTGTTGCTGGTAAAGCTACTCCTGGGAATGAACTTGCTTTTCCTGGGTCTGCATATAATCTTAATCCAGATGATGGTATATATGGTTGTGTTGTTGTACCTTTGTTATGTGAAATTAAACCATTTGATAAGAATACATCGGCGTTTTCTACATTCAATGTTGCAATTTCAACATCTGCAGTTACTACTTCTATATTTGTTATTTCAACTTCACTTTCATCTTGCATAATAAGTCTGTCTCCAGGTAAAATTTCACCTACATTCTTAAACTTATATTTACCAATCTCATTATCCCAAACATATAATGGGTGAGTTTCGGTTGCATTTATTAAACCATTATTTAAAGAAAAATATCCAGCTGCAAAATTAAATGTAATATCTCTTACGGTAACATTTTGTGCAGTACCTAATAATTCATTTGAGTAATAAAATCTCCAATCCATTTCTTCACTATCTAATGGTTGAGTTTCATCAGGCAATCCTGCAGGAACCCAAGATTTAATTTCATCACCAACATTTAAATCTTCAATATTTATTTCAGTTCCGTTTGCCAAAGTTACTTTAGTACCAAATAATAAACAAAAATCAGGTTGGTTAATTGTATTGTAAACATCTACTGCGTATAATGTTTTAGTGGTTACTGTACCATAATTAGTTGCATTGACATTATAACCATCTTCATATTTCATTGTTAAAACTGAACTAGCTTCTGCATATGTCGTAGTACCAACTGCTGCCGGTGTTAACGGAACTATTGTTGGTCCTGTTGCGTAAGTTCTAGTTCCTGCTGAAAAATTTGCATTATCAAATGAACAAGTATAATTGTTTGCAACTTGTTGAACTTTAGAATAAAAAAGTGAACCAGTTGAGTTAAAAGAAAATTGTGCATTTTCAGCCGTACTTTCTACTATGTAAGTGAAAGTTGGAACTGTTACTGTAATAGCATCAGTTGCAAATCCTAATAATGAACCATTTGCAGTTTGTCCACCTAACCCACCAATTGAAACTGTTCCTGGTCTCGCTGAACCACTTACTGCTCTATATAAATTTCCTAACGATAAATTTGTTCTTGCCATAGTATAAAGTGTTATTCTCCGTTATAAATATCTAAAAGTTTTTCTTTCCACTCATCTTTATTAGAAAAGTTTTTAATCATCCAATTTTTAAGTTTTTCAAATTCTGCTTTACGGGTTTCGTAATCATCCTGACAAATTGTTTCGTAGGTTTCTTTAAATGTTTCCTCACTATTCGCCTTGTACTTATAGTCAAGTGGAACATGCCATGTTTCATGTAATATTGGTAATTTACCCCAATCGACTGCTTCAAATATTCCATATCCAAATGGTTCATATTGAAAGCAAGAATGAGATATTCCCCAATCAAGTCCATAGAACCTTTCTTTATATTTGTAATCAAACTTGTAAACTTTTGCTTTTTCAAATTTGTATCCATATTTCTTTTTATAATATTTGTTGAATGTTTCCGAATTGGTAGAAATAAATCCACCCAATCCATCCATATATTCAATATTCTTTCTACCTTCAACTCTTGCCGCATATCCTAATTCTATTGATGTTGAAAGTTCTTTGTTTTGTGTAAATTCGTAATTATTTGGAATATGGTGTAAATTTTCTGTTTTGTATGGAAAATTATACAATCCTACCCAAATTTTATTTTTTATTTTGTCAATTAACTCATTTTCATATTCCCAATTTCCGTACCAATGTAAATATTCATCTTTACCCATTTGTCCTATTAAAGAAACTTTGGTAAGATTATGAAATATAATACTATCAATCTTTTCTAAATTGTTGTGAATTGCGGTTGTTGGGGTGTAATGACCATGTAATATATGTATCTTTCTTGCACCTTTAAGAATTTCATCAATTTTTAATTCATTAGTTTCCCAAATATGGTCAATATGAATTGGAAATTCTTCGTAATTATCAGGCTTCTTACGGTGGAAAAGAAGAAGTGGCTTGACTTCTAAATCAGGTGCCACTTCTTTTATCCAATTAGTTACCCATATATCAGCACCGCTATTGAACCAGGGTCCTCCTGCGGTAGTGTAATAAACATCATACATTAATTATAACCCTTTTGATTCGTTTAACTTTTCGATTTCGATTGTTAAATTATCTATTTGATTTTGTTGAGCTTTCATACCTTCAATTAATAATGCTACTAATTTATCGTATTTAACTGCTTTATATCCTGTTTCTCTTGTTGTTACCAATTGTGGTAATACTGCTTCAATTTCTTGTGCAATAACACCGACATCGTTTCCTTCAAAACCATGGAACTCTTTCATATCTGCTTTCCAATCATATGTGTTACCACTAATCATTCTGATTTTTTCGATTGGATTTTCGATTGGAGTAATGTTCTCTTTAAAGTTTTTATCTGATGTAGAGTATGCTACAACATCACCACTTGCGTCAATTCTACCTGCAGTTGCTGATGCAGCCATACCAATACCTAAAGAGTTAAATTGAACATTTGAAGCAGTTCCACCACCTGTTGTAGATGATAAAGTTACTTGAGATGAACCACTTACTATTCCTGCTGGTATAGAAGAAATACTTGCGTATGCAATTTGAGATGAACCCGAAACTACACCCGTTGGTAATATTAAAGTTATTTGAGATGAACCCGAAATTACACCATTTGTTGCATTTATTGCTCCGTTAAACGATGTTGCAGTTGATTCTCCTATTGTTGTAAGTGAACCACTAACTCTTAATGAACCAGTTACAGATGTTACCGATACCGATGCAGTACCAAATGAACTATTACCATTTGTAACTACACCACCATCTAAATTTAATCCGTTTCCAGTATTTGTTAATGTACCTACAACTGTACCACCCGCTCCAACAAATTTGATTGAACCAGTTGAAATGTAAAGGTCTCTCCAAAATTTAGTTGCAGAACCTAAATCAAATGCGTTCGTTGTTTGTGGGATAAGTGATGAACTTATAGATGCTATAACATTTATAATATCGGTTGAAGCATCTCCTATTGTTAAATTACCTGCAATATTTGCATTTCCAGTAGTAGTAATAGAACCAGTTACTACTAAATTGTTTCCAAATACTATATCATTTCCACCTGAACTTAAAAATTTAGCCGTACCATCTTGCATGCTAACATTTCCTTTAACCGAAATTAAACCTGAGGTAGGGTCTAATAATATATCACCACCACCTGAAGATTTTAATTCAATATCACCATCAGCAGTTTGTAATGTAATATTATCAGTACCTAATTCATTAAATTTAATTGATTGTCCAGTATCGGTTGTAAATATTAATTCTGTTGCGTTTGATGAAATTACTTGAGTTCCATCAATATATAATGATGCAGATGATAGATATAAGTCTCTCCATTGTTTAGTAGGAGAACCTAAATCAAATATACTATCCAATGAAGGAATAATTGAAGAACTTAAAGATGCTACAACAGTTACATTATCGGCAGTATTATCACCGATTGTAATGTTACCACCTAATGTTAAGTTACCATCAATTTTTGCGTTTCCTGTGATGTCTAATGATGAACCTGAAATACCAGCGAATGTAGCTGCACTTCCTGTTCCTGATGCTCCTAGTGTAATATCACCAGTTGCTCCACCAATTTGTAATGTTCCTAAGTCTGTGTTTACATACGGCTCTCCGAATGCTAACGAACCTGATTTCTGTGCGGTGGTACCGCGTCTAAATTTAAGTCCCATTTTAGTTTACTCTTTTTTTTAGTTAAAGCATAAGAAATTCCTTATACGATTATAAATATAGAAAGTAAACTAAATAAGTTGATTTGTAAATAAATTTATTTTTATAGACAAGTTATATGTACACTATTAACAGGTGTATCCAGTACTAGAACCAACAACTCCGGTAGTTGAATTTAAATTATAATTAGAAGTTGTAGTAGTTTCCTCTACCCCATCCCATTCTGCCACATGAGTATATCCTGTAATTAATGTATTTTGAGGCATTCTATATAATGCGTATCCTACGGCACCTGTTAAACCAGTTGCATTGTTTGTAGATTTGACTATTCTGATAAGGCCGGCACACGCTCCGACATTTGAAGTACCTAATGAAACACTAAATGTATTTGATACCGCAGTATGGTCATAACTATACCATTCATTTATTGCATTTGGAGTTGACCCGTTTGGTTTTTGTGCACTTGCTTGATTGATTGCACCATAACTACCAGCTTCTGCTTCGTTGATACCAATTGTTAAGGTAGAACTTCTTCCTAATTCTGTATTTATATTTGCAAATGATATTTCTCCTGATGATGGTAATGCCATAATATCTACTTTTGTATAAATATATGATTATTCGATTTCAAAAATATATTTGTTGACTGGGTTTGTTTCTTTTGAAGATTTTAAAACCTCTATTATTTTTGGGTCTACTAAATTAGGATGTATCCACCAATCTTCAAACCAATTTTCTTTATCTATTGAAATATTTGGAACAACTAATTCATATCCCATCATTTGTAAATACTTTCTACTTTTATCTCTCATAGTTTTATCTTCATCAATATACCAATCATGTTCATATGTTATTACTGCAAATCTATATTTTTCAAATGGAATAAGTAGTAATGCTTCAAATGTATTTCTTGCAGGCTCACAATCTAATTGTAAATAATCAAAATCAGTTCCCATATTTTGACTATCTAATATTTCTAAGTAATTTGCTTTAGTTGCATCTCTTTGTAAACATGGGTTTTTTCTTTTACCATTAAACCAAGTCACTAACGACCCGTTTATTTCTAATGATACACCTTTCCAATTAAACTTATCCTCTAATAGATAAGTGTTAGAATGTTCGAATGGTTTGTTAGCACCTATTTCCAAATACTTACCTTCCGTTTTACCATCTAATACCATCAGGACAAACATATCCTGAAATGCTTGTGAATGATTTTTGTCAATTTTATCCACACCATCAAACTTATATTTCAATTTATCTATTTGGTCTTTTGTATAGTAGTTAGGTTTAGTATAATTAAGAGTTCCCCATATACATATAATATTTGACTTAACACTTTCCGTATACATTTCATTCATTTCAACATTTTCTAATAGATGTGTTGATAATTTAATACTTTCATCGGTTCTACCCATATGCCAAGTTACTATACTTTTTTCAAACAAAAATCCCCATTTACCTGGATATTCTACATTTTTAAGACTATCCATTTCAAAATTACTTACTAAAAGGCCGATTTCTGCAGCAGTATAACTTTCTTGCCACTCTTTATTTCTTTCATATAATCTACTTAATAAGAAATGACCCTCCGCTTTCATTGGTAATATTGATATGGCATGTAGATACATTCCTTTTGCATAAGTCTTTCTCCAATCTTGCTTTTCAAAACATAAACCACACTTCAACAAACTTTCGTAAATCAATAAATCATTTTTGCTACATTCGGTCACCCTTAAATAAAAAGATAATGCTGCGGCGTATTCTTCTTTACAATAATACCAATTAGCTAAATTAAATGCTGCTAAATCATCATATGGTGATTCTATAAAATTATTTAATTCCTTCATAAACAAATTTTAAAAAATAATTTTTTGGGATTTCTAATAAGAATGCTGCGTTGTCTGAATATGCAAATGTAATCAATATATTATCTTTATATTCTGCAATACCACAACAAAACTCAATCATGCCTGTCATAAAATGAAACGACTCAGTCCTATGAATTATATTCCAATTTTTGTCAAACACAATTATTCTATGTCGATATGTTGCATCTTTATTATCCTGTGTATTTCTCCAATAATCCGTTTCGTGAATAACACACATCCTATGTTCACCAATAGTGATTACCTGACTTCCTCCTCTCATATCTTTTTCGATTGGTAGTATATTATCGCCCATAAATACCTGTTCTGTATCTCCACCTATGTTTGCTTTAACTATTTCTACCGGATTACACCACTTTACATAATGAAATGGCATATCTAAAATAGGCATCCAATTTTTTTCACAATAACTATCTTTGTTAAATGGAGTTGGTATTCTAAATCTGTTTATTTCTTTTATTGTATTATCTATAACTTTAATCTCTGATAGTTCCATTCTACCTACTCCGTTAGTCGTTGTATCTCTCCTAACACCTGTAAGGTAAACAATATTATCCCACTCAACTAATCTTACATCCTCTAAACCTACAAACTCCCATAAAGGGTCTACATCTAATTTGGATGTATCAACTTTTGTAGGACTTATTAATTCACCATCTTTCCAATTAGCTAAATAATTTGTTGTAGTTAAACTTATATCATTTTCAGGATTTAAATAACATAATGGGCCGTAACGACTTTCAAATTTACCTGAAGTATGATATAATGTATATTGACAATGTCTAATATTAATCAGTATTTCATCATTATGAATTAAAATTGATGGATTAAATAATGCAGTTTTATTATCCGTTGGAAATACTAATGGGTAGATATTGCCACCCGCTTCTATAACTTTTTTTGCAAAATTATCAATAACCATTTTAAATATAATTAATTTTATTTATACCAACCTGTAAAGCTAATTCTTTTTTTATTACAACCCAATGCAACTTCACTAACTAAGTGGGGTGCACCATATCCATCACCAAATACATTAAACATAGCTAATTTATTAAAATCAGGAACTATTATTTTATCTGCAGTTTTCCAATCATTGTCCATTCTTATAAACAATCCACCATCCCACACTTTCCAATCTTTTGACAAATGAAATACAAATGCTAATCTCCCATTTGTTCCATCGGTATGCGGGCCGTTGAAATGTCCTTCTTCATAACAAGTTATAAATGTATTTTTCCAATCAAATTGTAAATTTTGTATACCTGTTATAAATTCAATAGCGGAAATAAATTCTGGAGTTTCAAATATTGATAAATTTGGATGAAAATCTTCTGTTCTTTTATACAAATATGAAAATATACCATTACTATTACACTCTCTAGTATATTTTACTCTTTCTTCTATACTTTTATCATCAGATTTACATCTATATAATGGATAACCACCCTCACTATAATCTTTTTTATTATCCGGATATATTGCTAAATCCCAATAATCATTTGGTTGACTATTGTAATATTCCCACATTTCATTAGCGGCTTCTTCAGTTAATAAATTATCCAAAACAACTGCGTTAGATTTATCCCATGAATGTTTATATTGTTGTAATAGCATATTATTTATAACTTGAACCACCCGCCCAAAGGACTAAACTTTTTCTAAGGCCTTTTGTTATAGGAGTTACTCTATGCATTAAAAAAGAAGGAAATATAACAGTTGTACCCTTTTGTTTTGGTATTTTTTTGGGTGCACCACCGGCCCATATTTCTAAATCACCACCTTCATATTCATCCGAATCTGATAATTGTGTTATTAAACTTATTTTTCTATGATTTATACTACCAGGTCCTATATCAACATGCCAATCATAATGTCCTCCACCTTCTAAATATTCAGTATATTGTATTGAATCTCTTATAGTTGCTAAATCAAATTTCCAAATTGAATTATTAGCTTCTGACATCATATCTTTCAATTTATCATAAAGAACATATGTGTTAGAATCATGTGGTAACCACTTAATTAATGATTTTCTAAATTTACCTAATATATCATCTGGATTACCAATAGTATTTGCTTTTTCGTATTGATATTTATTTTGCAATGTATCTATCCAAATCAATTCATCGTTTGATAGTGAATTTTCAAACCAATAGTAATTAGTTTGGTCTATACTTTGGTCTACATCAAAAATTGGTTGTATGTTCATATTATTAAAATTTTATTTTATAAATATACAATATTTTTTTGATAAAACCAAATTATTATAATATTTTCTTTTTTATAATATCAACTTCTAATTGTAATTCTTTTATAGCCTCAATTAAAAGTGGGACTATTTTTTCGTATCTAACAGTCAAATAGTTTTCACCTGATTTTGAATTATCATTTTCATCTCTATCAAATGGTGCAAATGCAACTGCTTCAGGTAATACTTCTTGTATTTCTTGTGCAATCACACCTACTTGTTTTGAATAATTTTTATATCCAAATGTTTCGGCTAATTCGTTTTGAGTATAAAATACACCATTTATTTTATCTAATTTAGATAATGCATTTGTAATATTTTCTATATCTTTCTTTAATCTCTTATCCGAATAGTATGCAGTAATATTATTTGTTGCTCTGATTTCTCCTGCAGTTGCAGTTGCTGGAGTACCTACACCCAATGAATTAACTTGTGCATTTGAATTAGTTGTAAATCCACCTGCTGGGCCTGGAGGGCCTGCTGGGCCAGCTGGGCCTGCTGGGCCTGCTGGGCCTGCTGGGCCTGCTGGGCCTGCACCACCTGTTGGGCCTGTTGTACCTTGTAAACCTACGGGGCCTGCTGGGCCTGCTGGGCCTGCTGGGCCTACTCCACCTGCTGGGCCTGCTGGGCCTACTCCACCTGCTGGGCCTGCTGGGCCTACTCCACCTGCTGGGCCTGCTGGGCCTGCTGGGCCTGTTGTACCTGTTGTTCCTTGCAAACCTGTTGGGCCATTTGGGCCTGTTGTTCCAGTTGTTCCTTGCAAACCTGTTGGGCCTGCTGGGCCTGTTGTTCCAGTTGTTCCTTGCAAACCTGTTGGGCCATTTGGACCAGTTGGGCCATTTGGACCAGTTGTTCCTTGCAAACCTGTTGGGCCATTTGGGCCTGTTGTTCCAGTTGTTCCTTGCAAACCCGATGTACCTTGTGCACCGGTTAAACTTAAATTACTTCTTTTCTTTACATTGCCATTTGAATCTGCTACTAATATATTTGTATTATTTCCATCACCTTCTGGAACTATCGCCAAAAAACTACCACTTAATTGAAGTGAACCTGTAAATGAATGTGTATCGTTTCCAAAATCACCAAATTTATTTGAACCACTACTAAATAAAACAGATGCCGTTTGGTTTACTGTTGTTAAATTTGTAATAGTTAAATTAGTTATATTTGCATTTTCTAATTGTGCTGATGAACTTATAATTCCTCTACCTTTTGTTTCGTATGATGATGTTGCGTCATTTAAGTTTGAAATGGATGTTACTAAACTTCCAGTTGATTGACTTGCAGTGTATTCATTAAAAGATGATGTAAACAATTTTTGGCCAATGTCAGCCATTTTACTATCATTATAATTAGCATATCCATCTAAATCTGTAATTAGAACCTGTGCAGAAGCACTTACTACTCCCGTTGGTAAGTTAAGGGTTATTTGTGAACTACCACTTATAATACCTCTACCGGTTGTTTCAAATGAACTTGTTAATTGTGATGAACCACTTACTACTCCCGGTGGTAAATCTGCAACTGTTCCCGCTACACCCTGTGCTCCGGTTGAACCTTGTGTACCTGTTCCCGTTAAACCTTGTATACCCTGTGCTCCAGTTGTTCCTTGCACTCCTGCTGTACCTTGTGTACCATTTGAACCATCTGTACCTTGTATTCCAGTTGTTCCTTGTGTTCCTGTTCCAGTTAAACCTTGTACACCTTGCGTTCCTTGTACTCCAGTTGTACCCTGAATACCTTGTGCAGCGTATGCACCATCTAATCCTTGTACACCTTGAACACCATTTGTTCCAATAGTTCCCGCAGTTCCTTGAATACCTTGTGCAGCGTATGCACCATCTAATCCTTGCACTCCAATTATACCCTGAACACCTTGAACTCCTTGTGTACCTTGCAATCCTTGAACTCCTTGAATACCTTGTGCTCCCGTTGTTCCTTGTAAACCATCGGTACCTTGAACACCTTGTGTACCCTGTGCTCCCGTTGTACCTTGTGCTCCAGTTGTTCCTTGTAAACCATCGGTACCTTGAACTCCTTGCGAACCAATTATACCTTGTACACCCTGTGTACCTTGTGCTCCAGTTGTTCCTTGTAAACCATCGGTACCTTGAACTCCTTGTGAACCTTGAACTCCTTGTGTACCTTGCGTACCTTGTGTTCCAGTTGTTCCTTGTGGGCCTGCAACTGTATTATATCCTATTGTTTTTGTTGCCGCATCATATGTTACAACTGTTGTATTTGCATTTGGTGATAATGATGGTAATGTAACCGAACCTAATATTCCAACACTACCCGTAAATTGGTGTGTGTCAGTTCCATCGTTACCGAATTTAGTCGAACCTGATGTAAACATTGCCGATGAAGTTACATATGTTGTATGAAATTCATTTGCAGTTATAGTTCCTGTTATATTAATTGAACCTGTTATTGTTTGGTTTCCTACAAAAGTATTAGAACCGGTAGTGGCCATATTAATTTCAGATATACCATCTCCTACTACTAATGTATTTTTAGTAGTATTAAACTCTAATTGACCCGCCGTAGTTACTGGACTTGTTGTACTATTTAATATGAGTGTTGCCATTTATTATCTTTTCTGTTTATTATAAATATCATTATATTCCAAAATCCAAATCTACAATTTCTGCAACTGCACATGCTACAAACAATTCTGCAAATGAACGAGCCGGAATATTGTTACCATCTACATCATTTAATTGTGCAGTACCTAAATCCACCACTAAATCCGTTAAACCACTACCATTTCCTACAAACGATGTTGCAGTTACACTTCCTGTTACTTGAACTGAACCTGTAAATGAATGTATATCATCGGATGTATTACCAAATCTAGAACTACCACTTTCAAAAAGGACAGATGATGAAATTATTGAAATATTGAATTGTCTTGCATTAACTGCTCCTAATATGGTTAAGTCGGCCGTTACTAATGCTGACCCACTAATTATTGCTTCACCATGATTAATAGTAAGAGTATCGTTAACTTTTAAAGAACCAAATGAACCTGTTCCAGTTGCTCTTAAAGAACCAGTAATATTTTGGTCTGCTTTGAATTGATTTGAACCTGTGGTTGCGTATGAAGCAGTGTAAGAGTTTAATGAAGAGAGTATTCCGACTATTTGAGATGAACCACTCACCACACCATTAGATGCTGATATTGAACCTACAATGGACTCTGCCGTCAATGTTCCTGTAATGGTTACGGAACCGGTGTTTAAAACATTTGTTGTTAATACTTCTTGGATTGTGTCTGTCGAACCCGAGCGTCTAAAAAATATCTTACCATCGTAAGTATTTAATGCTAATTCTCCTAAATTAAGTGAACCTGTACCAGGTACCTTACCCGATAACGCAGAGCGTTTGAGTTGAACAATTGATGACATATGTCTAATCCTTTAAAGTTATCTAACAAAAATGTAGTATATACTACTGACATAAATATATTATAAAAAGAAAAACCCCTACTTAGAGGGGTTTAACTTATATTTTTATAAATCTTTATTAAATTTCTCCTGCATCTGGACCAAATGATGCTGATATTTCTAAGTTGAATAATCTAGTTGCAACTGAACCACTAAATGCTAATACATCACCAATTCCGTAAAGAGAACCACTAAATCCTTGTGCAGATGTGATAGTTGCGATTGTTACATCGTTGTATCTAAAATCAATTGAACTTGTTGTAGTTGCTACTTTATAAAGAGAACCACTACCTTGAATATATCCGATTGTTCCTGCGAACGGGTCGGAGTTGAAATCAAAGTCATCGGGTCTCATTGATGCGGTAACACCTGTTAAGTATGTACCATCTCCTCTGAATGCCGATGCAGTTACTGCTCCAGTCAAACTAATTGAACCGGTTACATTTGCTCCAGCAACTACGATTTCTACTACCTCATCAGTTGAACCTGATTTGTGTAAAAACGCTTTACCATCATAGGTATTTAATGCTATTTCACCTACTTTTAACGATGTGGTTGTAGGTACTGAACCTGCGACACCCGAGCGTTTTAATAAAATCGATGAAGTTGGTTGATTAGGTAATGCCATAATATATTTTTATTTATTCTTTCTGTTTGTTATTAATAAGTTCCTCCGTCTATTGTTTGAATTCTTGTTTCAATTGAACTACTAAATGTACTAAATCCGGTAGTTGCTGTAATATCAACCTGAACTGAACCACTTACAATTCCACCTGGTTTTCCAACTAAGTTATCCCAAGTTGCTCCTGCTACTGATGCAC